GAGAAGTTCAGGACGTTGCAAACGAGCATCAGGAGATACGACGCCAAAGTGAGACTTGATAATTTCAGTATAACGAGTACCACCGCGTGCGTCCCTTTCGTAGAGTTTTTGTAATTGGAAGGCTTGTCTGAGTTGATTGATTGTGGAAGCAGTTGCATTTGTAAGATCGGCATAAATATCTGGATAATGAGTAGCACCGACGTTACCAGAAGAGTTAACTTTATCTTTAATTTGAATGTTAGTTGTAGCAGATGACCAGCCATAAGTACCAGAGGTCATGCCAGTAGTAATACCGCCGGATTGATATTGATTGGCACCAAAAGTAGAGTTAGCGCCTCCAGAAGAAAGACCGATACCGAGAACAGGAGCGGAAGTACCAAGAGGTAATGATACAGCAGTAGCTTTTTGAGGCCAAGGAAGACATGAAGTGAAGTAATCGTGACGTTTGCCGCGTTTAAGAAGTACGTAATCAGTTGGATCATCGGCACCATCATCGAGATCAACAACGACAGAATCTTGTAAGTTCTGATCGCGAAAGAATTCGTTCCAGATTAAATTGTAAGCCCTTAAATGATAAGTGTTGTGAGTGTAATCATCAATGCCAACAGGTAAACCCATATAGTCTTGAAGTGATTCGACAGCATAGCCAGAGCCAGTATTAACGGTTGTAGTTGGGGCAATAAATGAGACGGAGTCAGCGGGATTTGCCTGTTCGCCCATGAGTTTTTTGAAGTTTGATTGTAAGAGTCGGAGAGGAACAAAAAAGAAGAAAAAGTCAGTATACAAATTGTCCATGAAAGGAACAATTGGAGTAGAGAGACGAGCAACGGCAGAAAGTTTTAAACTGAAGGTATCAGCAGGTAGAACCTCATCAACATAAATAGGGACAAGATAGCCAGAATTGAAAGCAGTTTTTAGACCGTGTGAACGGTTAAATGAACTACGTGGAGTTTCAACAGCCGGAACCATTGAGAAATTATGTTGTTGGGAACGATTGCTATTTTGAAAGGGATTATTACCGAACATGTTAGAACCTTCTGCCGTTAAGCGTTTATTGGTTAATGTGAGTTACGTTATTATTTTCTTTGTATTGTAAAGCAGAGCCTAATGGAAGTTTTGCTTCATATTGAATAATGAGGCCAGATTCGTCGTTAAATTCACCAGTTTCGAAAAGTGAATAGTCTTCAGGATAACGACATAAGTTTGATTTTGGATCATTGGACATATCGGTAAACCAACGTGTTGCTTCGCCAGAATTGCGAAATGCAAGAGGTGGGTGAAAAGCTTTAACTTTTGCATCATAAGTTGAATAGATTTTAAGTATCATTTGTTTCATATCTCCGTTTTAGTTGTTTGTTATGACTCTTTTTTACGATTTCCTTTATTTTCAGTCTCTCAGGAGAACGTTCTTCAAGAGGAGTCATCTTAGCTTTTTCTTCTCGAAGTAATTTAACTTTAGCAAATTCTTCGGGAGAGTCAACTTCGAATAGTTTGTCGTAATATTTTGGCGGTAACATTTTTCTGTCACGATGGACAAGAAAGTCGGAAGGATAACAATCTGATTTAAATTTGTCGTACCAGCCTTTTCCTATTCCTCCAGTTTTTAATTTTGAAGATCCGCGAGACATTGTAATATATTCAGGTTTTTTTCCCTGATAATGAGCTTCGGCTTTTTCGCCGTTAATTTTTTTTGTTATATATCTGGCGACATAGGCAGCAGATTCGAATGTAACATCACCCAAAGTAGTAAAACCATAGGACTCGCCAGTATCAGGATCAGACCACAGATCATTAAGGCTTTGAGAAACGTAGAGTTTAATACCGTTATTGTCTTTCCAAAGAACTTTATCAGTAAAGTCATGATTAAAGAGACATGCGTGATAATGAGGGCGGAAATTGTTTTCACCATATTCACCACAATGAAAGAACCTTATTCCTTCTCCGAATTTTTTTCGCAGTCGCTTGAGGAAGAGTTGGAAGTGTCGGAGTTGGAGTGATCCGTCTTTTGGAAGACTTTTAGGATTGTAAGTAAGGGTGATAAAACAGTTACGAGGATAGAGAGTAGATTCATGCATGCACCTTATAGCCCATTGGCGGGACCGTTCGAGTCGACATCCAATACATCGACCACACGATACTTTTATCGGTTCAAACTTGACGGAACTTGAGCCCCATTGCATATTGAATTTGACGGTAGATTTACCGTTTGCGTTTTTATCTTTCGATCTAAACGCTTGAAGAGGATGATAACAAGCCACGTTATTGTCCTTTTTTTTAGAGACGTTGCCCACCGCGGGAAAGGCGGGGAGCGTTTTTATAGTGTGTAGAGTTTACAGATTTTTTGAAGATTTTTTTAGAGTAGTTTTTAGACATTTTAGAGCGGAATTTCATTTTTGAATTACCTTTCGATTTAATTAGGAACAGTTAGAACAGTATTTAGGGAAATAACAGCAGTTAAGGCTTGTGTTAGGATTGTGCAGAGCAGTATTTTTAGATTTGGGGGACCCTTCGATCATAGTTTTGCGAGTTTTGGTGTCAGTCGGAACAATTACATCAAGTAGGTAATTGTTCCGTCGCCCTTCAGTGGAGTGCGTTAAGCGCCTGCCGCGGGCACTGGCCTCTGTCCTCGCTGCGCTGTGGGATAGCCCAGTTTTTTTCATACAGAAGCCTCAGAGGAGACTTTCTGAGTAACCTTCGTGGTAGCAGTGTCTACAGCAGATTTTTCGTTTACAGGGGATTCTCGCTCAATTGCGAGACCCATAGAGATCATTTCTTTCATATTTTTCTCATCGGAAGTGAATTCGAGAAAGTTTACAGGATTATTTTGGAAGCGAGCACGAGTTTTTGCATCAAGTGCATAAAACTGAGTTTCAGCTTTTTGGACGATTTCACAGGCCTGTTGAAAGTCGGGTACGGATGAGAAATCACCGTATTGAGGATTTTCTTTGATCATGGTTGGGAGTTGACCAGTAGTTTCATATTTTTTGACTATAAGATTAAGGTCACATTCGTCTTTATATGATTGTTTAGTAATTATTTTGTCTTTAGAGCAATCGACAGAGTGAACATCACGTTCACAGTATCTAGATTTTGCAATGATATTTTTCATATTTTCCTTTACAGTTTTTGCGATTAGTTTTTTTTCAGTCATTGGAGTCTCCTTTTATTTGGTGTGTAAGTATTATTTTTTGCGTCGTTAACAGCGCGTTCGTAGTCTTCAGATACGGTTTTTGCGTCTGTATCGAGATAGGAGTTGATTTTATCAAAGAGCCAGCCTTCAAGTTTGTTTTGGCCTTCGGCGCGATGTTGGCCTTTGTTGATTTGAATAGTTTCAGCATTAATTTTTTGAGCTTGTTTTGCAGAAGTAACAGCATCAGCGACATTTTTAGCTTGTTGAGTTTCATTAGTTTTTACGATTGCGTCGTTTACAGCAGTTTGAGATTTGGTGTTTTCGAGTACGGTATTGAGTTTAGAGCCTTCAAGAGCAGATGAAATAGCAGGAGATATTACATTTTCAGCGCGTGCAGCTTGCATAGAAGCAGAAGCGCCGCCCCCTGCGGTTGGAGGTTGTCCACCAAGTGCAAGGAGAGGATTCATTTTCATGTGTCTTAGATCACCGATAGCCATTTCATAACGAGTATTAGCCATTTTTTCTTGCCATGCTCGATTCTTATATGCCTCATCGGCATTAAATGCAGCAGCTTTGTCGGCAAGTTCTTCATTTGCATCATTGTTTAAGATGCCCCCTATAAGGTTGGCACCTCCCATAATACCGGCTGTTATCGCATCCATGTTTTACCTTTCTAGAAGTGATCAATTAGGCCAGGCACAGAATAAACTGGCATTGGTCGAGCACAAGTAAGATTGAAGTAAGCATCCATTACGATTTGAGGTTCTGTGTTAATAGCAACAACGCGAGAGATTGGCGGGTCTTCAGAGATAAACGTATTTCCCAAGGGAGGAAGAGAAGTAAATTTTTGAGCAAGATGCCATACATCCAAAGTACCGGCAACGGTAGAACGTAATTTTCCGGTAACTTGAGAAGGCTTGTAGCGATATTCAGCATAACGTTCTTGGTAACCAAATACAGTATCATCGGCAGCACCTCCAGCAGCACCTTGTAGGTAAAGTTCTTTATTAAGTACGGCTTGCTCACCGATGTGAGCGAGTGAAGGCCAGTAGAAATCAGTTTTCGTAGAACGAGAAAACATTTTGTGAAGGCCTTGTTGATAAGTAAGTTCAGCACGTACAGAAGCGAGACCGATAATCACTCCATGTTCTGTGAAAGATTTTGTAAATCCGATGCCTTGAGCATTGAGAGTACCGAAAGCAGCGAGACCTCCTTGCGCATTAGAGCCCGAAGTAGCTGAAGTTTGAGGAACAGCATGTAGTTGAATTGCTTTTGTACCTGTACAGAGAAGTTCAGGACGTTGCAAACGAGCATCAGGAGATACGACGCCAAAGTGAGACTTGATAATTTCAGTATAACGAGTACCACCGCGTGCGTCCCTTTCGTAGAGTTTTTGTAATTGGAAG